ACGCTTTCGGTGACGGAACTGTCGTAATGCTCGATACCCGCATTCACATCGACAGCAATGGTCAAGATGTTGCTGTCGAGATGGTTCAGGACGTCGAACCGATCCTTGAGCATAACAAAGTGCTGCGATCACTCGCTCAGAATAGCGATTGGGGTCGGCACGTCGCGTCAATTCCAAACGTCATCATGACCCGATGGCTGAATGAGGAACTGGAGCGAGGCAACACGACGATCAAGATGTTCGGCCCCGAAATGGACGCGCTTGTTGATAGGAAGCTGAAGGATCCGGAGTGGGCGTATCTCCGGACTGATAGCCAGCAGGTCCAGAGCTTCATGGGATTCGGTAGCTGATGGCTGGGATCGCCAACTATACCGACCTGCAAACGGCTGTGACGGAATGGCTCGCTCGCGACCAGGATACGACGCTGATAGCGCGTATCCCTACATTCGTCCAGTTTGCCGAGGCCAAGTTCAATCGTGAGCTTTTCGTCAGGCAGATGGAACAGCGATCGACGGCAACGATCGACACAAGCGGAACTGATCCAGAGTTCATTCTTTTGCCGAGCGATTTCCAGTCCATGCGGCGGGTGAGGCTATCGAGCGTGACGGGCAAGCCCAACCTCGTGTTCATGTCTGGCACGCAAATGGACGAGTTTCGTTACTCGCAGAGCAATACAGCGGGCGAGCCTAAATATTTCACCATCTTCGGTTCTGAGATGGAGTTGGCGCCGACGCCGGGTCAGAACTACACGCTGGAGATGGTCTATCGCACCAACATTCCCCCGCTTGCGAATAATGCATCAAATTGGTTGCTGACGCTCGCACCCGATCTCTACCTTTATGGCGCACTTCTCGAGTCGGCTCCGTACATCCAGCAAGATGAGCGTATTCAAACGTGGGGTCTGGGCTTCAAGACTGCGCTTGATGGTCTCAACAATCTCGGCCTGACTTCGACGTTCAATGCTGGTCCGATGAACATGCGTATCTCGGGAGTGACCCCGTGACGATGGTCATCAACCATTCCTTTGTCTCGACCAAGCCGGTTGGGACAGATGCGTCGCGCATTTATAGCGACAGCTGGAACGCAAATCACACCATCACCGGCACCGCAGACGCCACCCAGCTCAATCCGAATGTCGTTCAGGTGGTCGTCAGCGACACTAATGTCACGGGCTCGATTGCGGCGCAAACGCTGACGCTGAGTTGGTCAGGCACCTTGTCCGCCGCTCGTGGTGGTTTCGGAGCCAACATCAGCGCGCAATCTGGTGTGCCACTATTTGCAAGTGGCGTTCCGACCTTCACGGGCACGACAGGTACGGGTAATTTCGTCAGGGCTACGTCGCCGACGTTGGTTACGCCTGTTTTGGGTGTGGCCAGCGGTACGTCCCTTTCGCTGAGCGGATTCCTGTCCATGGCGATGGGGTCTGACAATATTAACTTCCTGAATCTCACGGGTGCGGGCGGCAATGGGCGATTGGTCGGCACAATAGATGCGAGCAGCAACGTTCTGCTGCGCACACCGTTAGCGACGAGCCTTATTCTTGGGACGAACTCGACGAGTTACCTCACTATCGGTCCTACCGGCACCATCACACTCGCGGGCCCATTGAATTACGGCGGTGTGACGCTCAACAATGCTGTTACCGGCACCGGAAACATGGTGCTGAGCAATGGCCCAGCTATCACGCTTGGAAATGCGACAGGTCTGCCCATTGGAGGCCTTTCGGCTACAGGCACGCCATCCTCTTCGACCTTTCTGCGAGGAGATAATACTTGGGCAACACCAGTAGCGACCGCCGTCCTGCGAAGCTACCTGGCCGGCCTTACGCTTTCAACGGCTGGAAGTTCGTCCTCGTTTGGTATCGCCGTAGGTGTCGCGGCTGACAGCACCACAACATCCATGATGGCGCTGACTTCAGCATATGCCAAGACCACGAGCTCTTGGGCGGTTGGAAGCGGGAACGGGGCCCTCGATACCGGAACAATTGTGGCGAGTGCTTGGTATCATGTTTTCCTGATTCAACGAACGGATACCGGCGTGGTTGACGTTCTGATCTCGCTGTCGGCCACATCTCCAACGCTGCCGTCTCCTTACACGCTTTTCCGCCGGATTGGCTCGCTGTGCACGTCTGCATCGCAGTGGATCAAGTTCACGCAACTGGGTGATGAGTTTCTTTGGGACGTTTCGCAGGCAAACCTTAATGGAAGTCCTGGCGATACGCTAGCTCATGCTCTGGCTGTTACAGTCCCAACCAGCGTTCAAGTGACGGCAATTTTGGCAGTTGGTGCAATCGCTGGCAGCGGGGCGGATGGACGTTTCGTTCTTTCTGAGTTCGATAAGTCGGACGAAGCGCCGGCAATCTCTAATCTGAATGCTGGCGTTCAGGGCTCTACCACGCTGCAAGGATTCCAGCGCTTTCTTATCCGAACGAATACGAGCGCTCAAATCCGGTATCGTGCTTTCAACGCAACAGGTCAGCTTATCGTCAATACGTCTGGCTGGATCGATACGCGAGGTAAGCTGCTTTAATGTTTAGTCTTCTGCCGCCTCTTCATCAGTATGCGCTTCTCGATCCGAAGGCCTATAGCTATTACTTCGTTCAGGGATGGTCAGACACGGTTCCGGAAGGAGCGACATGGTACGCGCTAAATTTGTGGTCGATTACGATCAATGGGACGCCTGACTGCTTCCATCGTAAGCTCCATGTTGGCGATGCTCTGGCCCTTCCTGCCGGCACGACGATAAGCAATGTCGGCTCGAAAACGCCAGGCTTTGCCTATATCTGCAAGCCGGAAAGCATCGTTGCGCCAGTTGATCTCGCCTCGGCGCTCAGTGCTCGGCTGACTGCGCTGTCCACGATGCCGACAGCGACACTCCGCGCTGAAATTCCGGCCGGATCGCCTTCTGGTACGCAGGTTGGGGTTTTGTTTCCGTCAAATATAAACGGAATCATGCTCCGCCATACTGCGACGATGAATGGATGCTGGACGATATTGGCCGGCAATCGTCAGGCGAGCGCGATAACGTATGACGCTCTCAACACTCTAGACGAGATTTCCGACATTCACATGATGCGCCTCACCGGCAACACGTTGTGTCCGCTGCTGAGGTGCAACTGGAATGGCGCGATCGTGCAAGCCGGTAATATCTCAGGAAACCCATCGGAGACAGCTCAGAACGGCTGGAGCGTCGTTCAGTACAATCAATTGCCGGATTGCTGGTGATGCCAAGGTTCGGCACGTTTGATGGCAACACGTTCGACGATGACACCTTCGATACGGACATCTTCGAACCTGTGACGCCTCCCGGATCGAATTGGACGCCCCAGACGAGCGCGGCCGAGGTTTGGACGCCGGTTTCTCCGCCTTCCAACGGCTGGACTCCATTAGAGGACGACGGGTTCTGATGGCTCTCCTGAAGTGGGCAGATTGGCGGCCAGACACATCTGACTATGAAGGGACGAGCGTTCACTCGATCGAGAATGTCATCCCGCGTGGCGATGGGTATGGACCGTTTCCATCGTTCACGGCCTATACTCAGGCGCTTCCTGCGGTATGCCGCGGCGCCTTCTATGCACTTAAATCGGATGGATCGGTTCTGACGTTTGCTGCGACCTCCAGCAAGCTCTACCTGCTGAACAACACGAACTATAGCTGGACGGACGTTTCGAAGGGGGGCGGAACGTACACCGCGCCGACCTACGGTTCGCAGGCCGCGAATTGGCAGTTCGCACAGTTTGGCAGCTTGGTGTTTGCGACGCAGGCGAACACGGTTCTGCAAGTCTATGATCTCTCGTCATCTACCGCATTCGCTGACTGCGCTGGATCTCCGCCTCAAGCGGCATATGTCAGCGTTGTCGGCCGCTTCCTGGTCCTTTCCGGGCTTCTCTCGCAGCCGTACCGCATTCAGTGGTCTGGCTTGAACGCTACGACGACATGGACGAGCGGCGTTAACAGCTCAGATTTTCAGGATTTCCCTGACGGTGGCATCGTTCGCGGTGTGGCCGGCGGCGAGTACGGGATCATCTTCCAGGATCAGGCCATCCGGCGCATGTCGTACGTACCTGGCTCGCCGCTGATCTTCCAGATCGATCGGATGACGCAGGACAAGGGATTGTTCGCGCCATATTCGATCGTGCGGGCCGGCGAGAAGATATTCTTTTATGCTGGCCAAGGTTTTCACAAGATCGAACCCGGCGGGGTTCCTGAACAGATCGGTCGAGAGAAGGTAGACCGGACGTTCCTCACTAATCTCGACCGAGGCAATTTACAGCTGTTCATGGGGGCCGCCGATCCCCGGTCTACTCGGGTTTATTGGGCCTATCGCTCTGCGAACGGTGTCAACCCGACGCTCTATGACACGATCATTGGATACGATTACTTGCTCGACAGATTCTTTACGCTGTCGGTGACTGGAGAATACCTCGTCGGAATTTCACAGTCCGGGTTGACGCTGGAGGGGCTGGACACGATTTCGGCCTCGATCGATGCGATGACGCTCTCGCTGGATTCGTATGCGACCGCAGTGCAGCCGCAGATCGCGCAATTCAGCAATTCGCATATTCTTGGGTTCTTCGCTGGCTCTCCGATGGAGGCGACACTCGAGAGCGCAGAGCAGGGCGCCGAGACGCGACGTGTGACGTTGCGAGGGTTCCGGCCGATTACGGACTCGCCGACACTGTACGGTTCAGTGACCTATCGAGATACGCAAGCTGTCGATCCAATCCAAAGCGCCGAGGTGCAGATGAGCACTCGCACTGGCCGGTGCGACATGATGCGTGATGCTCGGTATATCCGCTACAAGAACCGCATTCCAGCTGGAACGAACTGGAGCTATGTCGTCGGTGTTGAACCTGACGTGACGACGAACGGTGCGACATGACCGTTCTTCTCCCGGCCATCACTGAAACCGATCTGACAAAAATCAATCTTTGCATTCAGCAATTGGGTGCGGGACGGTCGAATGCGGTTGGCTCGGTAACTTTGGCGAATGGGACGACTACTACGACAGTGACGACAAGGCCTGGTCTATGTTCGCCGGGTTCTGTGCCACGGTTGACCCCAGCATCGTCAACAGCCGCGACGATCGCCCATTATATATCTGCAGTCGGGAATAATACATTCACGATCACAACAACGACGGCAGCCGCCGGGACTGAGACGTTCCTTTGGTCGATCCTCGGCTGATCTGCGTAGATCCAGCTCGGGTCAGCGAGTTCTGGCCCTATGCCGGACCAATGATCCGCGCAGCGATCGAGCGAACAGGCCTGAGCGGATTCGAGGATATCGAGCGTCAAGTTCTGGCCGGTGAACAGCTGCTTTGGCTGGCGTGGTCGGATCGGATCGAGGCCGCGGCGACCACGCACCTTTCGCGGGATGTTTGCACGCTAGTCGCGTGCTCGGGCCATGAGCGCGAGCGATGGCTGCCGCTATTCGAGAGGATTGAACAATATGCACGAGATGAGGGTGCGAAGACCATGCGCATCTATGGTCGTAAAGGCTGGCAACGGGTGTTGGACGGCTATCACGTTGAGCATGTGATTTTGGAGAAAGACCTTGGGCGGTAAATCAACGGCTTCCAGCCAGACCACGGAAAGCAGCCAGACCAACCCTTGGGCGCCGACGCAGGGCTTGCTTGGTAACATCATCAATCAGCTCGGGACCGCGAGCAACAGCACGGGTCTGACTGGCGCTCAGTCCGGTGCACTAGACACAGCTACGAACAACTCAAATGCAGTGTCTGGCCTTTTTGGTCCTAAGCAGCAGAGTTATGCTCAGTCTCTCTACAATGGTGGCGGCGCGCTGGATCAAGCTGGCAACATCAACCAGAACTATCTGGACTATGTGAAGGCCACACAGCCGCTGGCCTCGAACACGAACTACAATCCTTATGACACTCCGGGGTTCAAGGACGCGATCAACACTGCCACGTCGGACATCACGAACCAGGTCAACGGATCGTTTGCCGCAGCGGGTCGCGATTTTTCGGGTGCCAATTCGCAGGCACTTGCCCGTGGTCTGACGCAGGGTCTCGCTCCGACGATCGCTGCCCAGTACAATCAGAACGTCCAGAACCAGCAGGGCGCGGCCGGCAATCTCTATAATGCCGGCAACACGAACGCTGGTCTCCTCTCCGGCCTCCAGCAGCAGTACCTGACGAACCAGGGCGCCGGCCTCAACGCTGCGAGCGGTGGCCTCGACCTCTCGAACGCTGGCGCGAATGCGACGCTTGCGGCAGAAGCACAGCGGTTCGGGATTCCGATCCAGAACCTCGGTTTGCTGGCGAACATCGGCATTCCGATTGCTGGACTTGGCGGCCAGTCTACGGGTCAGCGCAGCACGACATCAGAGCAGAATATGTCTGGCGCGCAGCAATTTTCGACGATCGCGAGTGGTATCAGCAACCTTCTGGGCAACTTCGGCACAGGCCGAGCCTTCCCGAAGCTCTTTGGTTGAGGTGCAATAGGATGGGCCTCTTGGATTCCCTGCTCTACAATTCCGACAACTACGGCGGACAGGGCGGCGGCTTGCTGGATTTCTTGCGGTCAACGCAGATGCAGCAGAACAACTATCAGCCGAACTCGGGCTTCGATGCGGCGCCCGCGACCTTTGCTGATCGGTTCAATGCCATTCCTGGCGCGCCGCAGCCGGTACAGCCTTCCAGCCGTCAGTTTGATACCGCGACATTCGATCCGGCAACGTACGCACCGAACCAGGCTGCGCCTATCGCTGTTGGCGGCTATCAGATGCCGCGCATCGGCAATGCTGACCAGTTCGTCCCGCAGCAGGCAATGACTCCGCCTAACGCTCAGCCAGCGCAAGGGCAGGTTCCTCCGATCCAGCAACCCGCGCAGCAGCCGCAAGATGCGCTCCCGCCTGCATTTGGTGGAGGCGGGTATCTCGAGCGACTGCAGAACGGCGGCAGTCTGATCGGTTCGCTTTTCCAGAGCAGCACGCCACAGCAGCAGAACCTTACGGCACAGTATAGCGCTCTCAGGCAGGCCCTTCTTGCTAACGGCGAGAACCCGCAGGCCGCGGCCTCTAAAGCGATGGTCGCGGTGATGAACCCGGAAGCGGCTAAAACCATCATTCCGGAATTGTTCACGAACCGTGAGAAGTGGCAGAAGATCGGCATCGACCCGACGACGGGTCAGGAGCTCTATGGCTTCGTTAACGAGCGCGATCAGACCATCAACGGCAAGCCGGCGTCAGCAGTTCCGACCTCGGCCAATTCGACGATGGGTGATCCGAGCCTGACTGGCGATGCATATCTGCAGAGCCTTCCGGAGAGCATCCGTTCACAGGTCAAGGCGGTCGTGGAAGGTCGCATGCAGCCTCCGAGCGGGTTTGCACTGAAGTCGCCCCAAATCCAGGCGCTGATGCGCGCGGCCGCCCAATACGAGCCCGGCTTTGACCTGACAAAGTGGGGCGCTCGAGCTGCGACGGCCAAGGACTTCGCGTCAGGGCAGGCGGCCAAGAACGTTACGTCGCTCAATACGGTCGTTGGCCATCTTGGAGATTTGAAGGAGAAGGCGGACGCCCTTGATAATGGCGGCATTCCAATCTTCAATCAGATCGGCAATGCGTACAATACGGCAACAGGCGGAGCGAAGGTCAATAACTTCAATATCGCCAGGAACGCCGTCGCGGACGAACTGGCCAAAGTATTCAAGGGTTCCGGCATCTCAGACCACGAAATTGCCCAGTGGAAAGAAACGCTCAACGCAGCGCAATCTCCCGAACAGCTCAAAGGTGCGATCAAAACGGCCATCGGTTTGATGGATTCGCGCTTGTCGGCTCTCAACGATCAGCGTGATCGCGGCATGAACACGTCCTCTGAGCCCCGTTCGCTGCTGAATGAGAAGTCGCAAAAGTCGCTCAAGGCCGTCGAGGATTGGGCGAGTGGCGATGATACGAAGAAGGAAGCCAAGCCCTCAGTTTCTGAAGGTGCGACAGCGACCAACCCGCAGACAGGTCAAAAGATCGTCTTCAAGGGCGGCAAGTGGGTGCCGGCACAATGAGCGACCTTCCCCCGGGTTTTGTTCTCGATCAGCCTGCAGACGCGGGCCTGCCGTCCGGTTTCGTGCTCGACAAGCCGGGCGTCGCCGAGGACGTAGCGAAAAGTGCCGGCGCTGGCCTCGCCAATGCCGCAGCCGGGACAATAGGTGCGGTCGGTGACGCGCGGAGCCTGTTGGGAAGCGCAGTTGATTATGCAGGTTCAAAGCTCGGTTTCGATCCATCGACGGTCAAAAATGTGGCGAATGCCGCTACTTATGCGCTGCCTGGCGGCCGTTTGCTCGCAAACGCACCGACTTCGCAAGATGTCCTGAATACCGTCAAGAACAACGATCCGAGCAATCTTGCATTTTATGACCCGAAAACGCTTGCTGGTTCATATACCAAAACTGGCGCTGAATTTCTCCCGGGGATGCTGGCTGGCGGTGAAGGGGGGCTTGGAGCTCGTTTCGCCAGAAATGTGGCGCTCCCAGCAATTGGTAGTGAAACTGCAGGCCAGATCACTAAAGGTACGGCTGCAGAACCTTATGCGCGACTTGCCGGCGCATTGCTTTCGCCGGGAATAGAGACGGCTGCGCGGCGTGCAGTTACCCCGTTGCCCGCAT